ATTTTCGAGGAATATACTGCACGAGGATAAACCGTACTTTTGGGCGAGCATTGTGTCTATTGCCAGCAGGTCGTCGTCGGAAATCACACCCTCGGAGAGCCAGTTTTTGAACACTGCCATCGCTGACTTGTAGCGGAGGATTGCTTCTTCCTTGTTCATAGCGAAGCCCTCCGCATCGCCCCGAAGCAAGACCGCGAGCAGTATTTGCGACGCGTGTTCCCGTAGGCTTCAAATTCCGTACCGCAGGCCGGGCAGGCGAAACGGTAGACTGCCTTGCGGTTTACTGCTTCGGGGTGAGCCTTCCACCACATCATACGGCATTTGTCGGAGCAGAAGCGTTTCCGCTTCGACCCCGGCGTGTGTTCAAGGGGACGGCCGCAGTTGGCACAGGTGTTAGTGGCTACGGGTTGTTCTTGCTTTATCGCAACGCCGATGTTATTTCGGCGGCAGTAGGACTTAACGGTGTTTTCGGATATGCTGAGATCGTCGGCGATAGCGGCGTAGCTCTCACCTTTGCCGCGTAAGTATTCAATTCGTTGTTTCTGAGCAGTAGTCATATGTTTTCCTCCGTTTCGGAGGGGAAATAAAAAGCGCCCCTCTACCGTCTACAGACAGGAGAGGGGCGTTTGCGTACCGCCGTAAGCGGTTCATTCGGTTTTGATAAAAGCATCATTAAACCCCGCCGCCTTGACCTTTGTGAGCATGGCATCGGCATTCGCCTTTACTGAGTAAGCCCCGACTTGCACGCGGTACAGTTTTTTCGGCTCGGACGGAGTGGGTGCGGGAGGTTTCGGCACTTCAGTTGCCACAAGTAACCTCTTGACCTCGGTGCGGAAAGTATCCATCGACTTGCCGTGTTTCGAAAACCAGTGTCCGGGGTCGGCATGGTTACTGGCGATACCGCGCCTATGCCCCTCGAAATGCCCGATGATAACGTCATCAGCCATCGGATCAAGTTTGTACTCCTTGCAGAGATACGCGCACAGTTCAGCGGCTTCCTTGTAGACGGCGTTAAAGTAGGCGGCATCGGTTAACCCGTCCTCGCAGATTTCAAACCCGATGTGGGTGTTATTGACCGAGCCTTTTGTACCGGAGCCACCGTGCCAGCCGCGATGATTCCACGGCAGAGTCTGATAAGTGGCAATGGTGCCATCAGCCAGTTTCCCGATGAAGCCGTGGACACAAACCTGCCGCCCGTCTGGTTTATCTTGATTCCAATGGTTGTTGTACTGGTTTTTACCGAGCAGTCCATCGTCGGGTCCTACATAGCGGCGCAGGTTGGGATTGTTTGCGCCGGTGGAGTGAACCATAATTCCCTTTACAGTGATGGTTCTGCCCGCTTTATAACAGGCGTTATTCGTGAATATCAGTTTCCGCAGGTTCATTTCTGTTCATCCTTTCCATGCAGCCCGGCGAGTGTATCTTTTAGTTTTTCAGGTACTGGCAGCCCGATTGCTGTTGCATTTTCCAAAAGTGATACGCCCTCATTGGCGATATAGAAGAAGATGACTGCTGTGCGAAGCGGTGCGCCTGTGCCTCCGAGCAGATAAGTGTCAATCAGATGCCCGATGCCGACCACAAGGAACAGCACCACCTTCTTGGCGATGCCGTTCGCTCCGATTTGGCTGGACAGCTTCTTTTCCACAATTGCCCGAAGTACGCCTGTGATGTAGTCAACGACCACAAAGGCGATGAGTGTGTAGAGGAAGCCGTCCAGTCCACCCAAATACCAGCCCAGCGTCCCGCCGGTGGCTGCAAACGCAACCTGAATCCAATTCCAAATTTCTTTCATTTTCGTTTTACCTCCTGTTTTTCGCATATAAAACGCCTGCCAAGATAGGCAGGCGCGAATGTCGATTACACTTCAAATTTGTTTCGGGAGAGCGTCCCAAAGCCGCAAGTCTTCCTGGCCGAGTGACCACATGGCAAAACCCCTGAGTCCCCATCGGTATGCCGCTTCATTTGCCCAGTAGACAATGCTGTCCACGTCTTGGTAGTAGACAATGCCGAACCCATCCCCATCGCCGAGGAATAGCCGCGAACACCAGACGTTGATATCGCATGGCGTGAATTTTGCCGTGTAGTCGGCGTTGCATGGAATGTACAGCATCGCCGAGTGCACAAAGTCGTAGTCCATTGAGATGTCCTCGCTTCGGGTAGAGGCTTCCTCCACATCCGAGGTAAGCGTGAATACCTCGAATTCGTTGTCCCACGTCACGCTGCTTCGGGCAATCCTACCGTAGCTTTCAGTCGTGCCGTTAGGCATGGTTACGTAAAAAGATTCATAAGGCTCATACGTCCAAGCATCGCCCAAACGTAGCAGTTCGCATTTGATTTCGCCATCCGACTGGATACCGCAGTAACCGCTTGCCGTTGATATCGTCGCCGTAAAGCGGAGGACATTGCTGCTGCCTGAATAGACCCTGACGCGATTGCCTCGCTTCCTCATTTCGATGAGGTACATATTCGGATTCGTCCGAATGTCGGCGGCGGGTGTTTTGGAATAGGATGCGCTATAGCTGCCGAGCAAAGTCGAGCCTTGGTAGAGTTCGACCCGCTGTGAGTCGATGTTGATACAGCAGAATATGTCGCCGATAAACACCCCGGCGCGTCCACTCCCGTTGTGGGGGAAAGCAATCCGCGCCCGAAGGTGGACATCAGTGAAGCCGTCGTACTTCCACGCAAGCTGGCCGCTGCCCTCAAGCTGTGAATAGACCCTGCCGGTGGCGTACTGGTCGCTGCGCCAGACAGCCCAATTGCCTGAAAGCGTAGTCCAATTAGTGCTTTGCAGTGTTATGGGGTCGCGGAAGTCCTCGTACCATGCCAGAGCTGAGTCAGGCTTTCGCCGCAGAACTTCGGTGGTCAGCTTGAAGCCTTTATCGGGAATAGCCATATTGCCGTTCACATCCTTGAAACTGCGTGGCGATAGGGCAAATGTCGCCGAACCCGCCGAAGGTTGCTCTGAAAAAGATAAGCATATACGCAAACCGTAGAATTGCGCTCCCGCCACTCCGCCGTCAATGGTAATGGTGTGGCTTCCCGCCGACAGGCCGCGTTCTTTGGCAAGAACCGCCCAAAAGGTGCTTTTCCAGTATGGCCACCACAGGCGGCTTTCGGAAAAGCTGGCAGATGAGCCATCAAGGGAAATGTTGATGCCGTTCTTATCCCAGAACGGAAAGCAGATACGGACGGCAACATCATAAACACCTGACTGTGGTACGGTGAAATTGTAGGTAGCCGTCCCCGTGTCGGATGAGAGCGTAATCGTGCCGTTGCCGACCACCACACCATCCGTATAGCTGTCCGGCTCACCGTTTCGGTCAACATAGATTGTGCCGAACTCCGTTTTTTGCGTTTTGCCGTAGCAGGTCAGGTATCGGCGGCGGTTGTAGCTGTCTCCGACTATCGGGGCTTCACGGCTCGAAGCGTCGCTGCCCTCCGCGTAGTCGTACACTTGCGGAAACATATATGGCACTTGGTCGTAATCGTCCCAGTAGGCAAGCCACGGTATCATCGGCTGTGGAGGAGCGTTTCCTGTGAAGTTGTAGCCACCCTCCGCCCATATCTTAGCGGCGTAGTAAGTAAGCGATACGCCGCGATAGGTTTTACCGAGGTCGGATGCATTGGCATAAATTTGCCACTCCCAACCGTAGCCCGGCAAACCCATATAGACTTTTTGCGGATTCATCACCCTAGCGGCATAGTCGTAAACGCCGACAAGCCAGTCGCGCGGCGAAACAGGTCCCGGCGCGCTGCCTGCCCATGCCATACCGTAGGACATAATCGCCGCCGTGTCGCAGTAAGCGTCGAGGTCGGCATATACGCACCAGTTTTCGCCGCCCACCGAGCCTTGGATGCTCGTCATCCCAGGCAAACAGATATTAACCAGTTTGGTGGAATTGTACGCCTTGACAGTCTGGTAAATATCGCGGAAGAGAGCGTTCGCTGCGTCCTTGTTATCGTAATCGCCGCCACGTTCTAAGTCGATGTCCACGCCAGCGCACCACGGGTACTTCTGCATAATACGCACCAATTCAGCGAGAAACTTCGCCTTTGCCCCGTTCGTGTTATTCCGCAGAGCGGTAAAAATGGAAGCCGTGCCGTGGTTCATCACAGTAAGAAACCACCGCACCTTCGGCCATTTGTTGATATACGGCATCATGCCTGATATAGGCGTTCCTGTTTCAGAGATTGTACCGCTGATGTCCACTTCGAAGGTGAAGATGCCGACAGTTTCAAAGCGGTCGCCGTAGTTGTTCAAGGCTTGATGCATACGTGTGTTGCCCATGAACGACCATATCATGCATTTTTTGCCTTTAAGATAATCCCTGCTCATTGGAGTGGTTCTCCTTCCATCATTTCTGTGTATTCGAGGTAAACCCTTGCAGATTTGCCACCTTCCAATTTAACAAGATGCTTGCTGTCGTGAGCGGAGGTATATTGGTAAAAACCGTCTTTGGGCGTAGGACTGCCGTTCCGTTGGCACTCACGGCTGGAAGCCCTGAGCGCCAACGTGTCGCCTGAGTTCACCGCCGAAATGAATCTGCACCTATGCGAGCCCATACCCTGCGAGACTTCAATACTTTCCGCCGCCATCGGCTGTTTCGGGTAGATATAGCAATCGAGCCCCGCCGAGGTTTCCCCTGTATTGAACAGGACGAGGGTCGCACCACCACGTACCACGGCGTTTTGGTAACGAGGGGCATTACCGCTATTACGGAGCATGGTAGTGGTATGCGGTGTGTAGCCTGTCAGTTTGTCGCCCTCCTGAAGCTGAATGTCGGTAAAGTAAATCTCGCCCGTACAGTCGGCGATGAGAGTACGGAGGGTTACGCTCACGATTCGTTTTTCCTCTTTAAGTTTTATTACCTCTGCAAAGCGGATGAAGTTGTTGATTATCATTGCCGTTTGCACCTCCTTTCGGGCAAGAAAAAAGACCACCGTGGCGGTCTTTCCAATGAGTGTGACAGAAATTATTGTTCATCATCATTGTCTTTGTTACGCACTCTCTTTACGATAAGCGTAACCAGTGCTATTATCGAACCTACCGCCACTGCTGTCACAAATATAGTAACAGCATTGCTCCATGGTTCATTCGTACCGGAGATACGAGATAAAGATATCACTACAACTGCAACAGTCGACATGATTATCATAGTAAGGCGATTTACCCAGCTTATACCCTTTTGTTCTTTTTCGGCTAAATAGGAACCTGAAACAATCAGTCTGACAAGATAAACAAACATACACGCTGACACGATGATGATTACATCAGTGGGATATTTCAGCCATGTTATACCTGCTCCGTAAAGCCCAATATTGAGAAAAAGTGCCCAAAACATAATCATAAACATCTGATTGCCTATGCTGTTTCGCCGTTGTCTTTGCATTTCGTCTAACCCATTTTTATTATTCATCATTACCATCATCCTCCCAGAAAAGTTGGTCTAGTGTTTTTCCCAGAACCTTGCATATTGCGATGCATAGGTTTATCGAAGGGTTATAATCGCCTTTTTCGATTGCGTTCATTGTTTGCCGAGCGACTCCGACAGCATCTGCAAGATCCTTTTGCGTCATGTCTTTTGCCGCCCGTGCTGATTTTATCCGTAGATTTTTACCCATCGAACCACCTCCCGAGAGTATTGTATCATATTTAAGTCTAAATGTCATGTATATAAGACAAATATACTTTTGTGAGATTATCCGTCCAGCGTCCACTTAATCTCGCAGACGTGACCGACCCAGCCCGTTGCAACGGCGCCCGCCTGTAACATAAGGTCGGTGAAGAACACCTCGCCCGTGCAGTTCTGTATAACGAGACGGATAGTGATTGAACGGAGTTTACCGTAGCCTTTGGGCGAAGCGTCCCGCGCCACTTGTTGAAAATATGCCATATAAAATCACCGACCTCTCAATACAAATCAATAAATCGTGTTTCGGTTGTTCCGTCCTCGTACTCGAACACCACCTCAATGCCAACCTGCCCGTTCGTGCCTTTGCTCAAATTATCCGAGCCGATTTGCGCCGATATGGTGTAGTTGCGTCTTGAAGCCGGATAAACCGTCTGCGCCATGCTCTTTGTCATATTCGCCACACCAACCGCTTTGAAGGAAGCCGTGCCGGACACGCCGTTTTCGGTGTCCACCGAGAAGCCACTATTCTGCCAGTAGGCGAAGCCGTCGTCGGCACGGGAGTTGCGCAGATGGTTGAACGGCACCATGTCCTTGATTTCCTGTCCTATAAGGTTTGACTGGTCGAACTGGTCTGCAATCGCCGATGAGGACGAATCGCCCAGTTCCCTAAGTTTCGTGGAGAGTTCCAGCACTGTTTTCCACGGCTCTTGGAGGTTATACTGGCGGCGAATAATCCGGGTCTTGATGGTCAAGTTCAAATCCCTGTCGTCCACGGTCACGATATCGCCTAAATCCCACCGTTCATGCTCATAACCTGTCAGCACGGACAAGTCCATCGCCGAAAGGACGTAGGACACGCGGGGTTTTGAATACTCCGCAAGCCGCATATTTGTAAATTCAAGCATCTGATAAGGGTTCGTGAAATTGGAACAGTCGAGTGTCGCCACCCGAACCTCGTTTGAATAGGTGAAGTCCTCAATATATTCCTTGCCGCCGTTGATAGTGGCGAAGGACATGCCGTCCTTGCCGATAGCGTAGAGCCGCGTGACAAGGGTTCGTGTATCCACTACACGCTTAATTCCAGTTAGGTTCTTTCGGTAGGCAAAGAGTGCGCCGCTGTCTGTTCCGTTGAACGTCAGCAAGTCTACGCGGCGGTCACGGCTGTGGAACACCAAATCGCCGCCGTGGATGTTTTGCACCATCCGTAGGATTGAGAGCGCGTTCTTTTCTTGACAGTCCCATGTCCGAAGCGTGGTTACATTGATCGTGCCGACATCCCAACCCGTCCCCGCAAGGGCAAACACCATCGGGACGGCGGGCAGGTCGGCGTTGAACTCTCTCGGCTGTTTCTCAGCGCTGAAGGTTAGGTCGTAGAACGCCGCTTCCGCATAAACCGTGGTCAGGATGCTGTTGCCGTCCGAGCCTTTTTCATCCGTCATCGTCCGTATGCGGTAAATGTCCTCGGCAATCTGCACTTGTTTTTCGTTGTCGAGCGTCGCCCGCTTCGGGTCACTGAACGGCAGCTTGAATTCCAAAGTATCCGCTCCGTTGACCTCGCCCGTGACGATAATGTCGTAGGCGTTTTCAAGTACCGCTTCCCACGCACCGTTGCCGTTCAAGACCACGGGACGAGAAAACCCCAGTTTCTCATACGGGGCTTTCGGTATGTCGTGGAGGGTGATATCGAGCAGCTTCGGCGTGACCGCTATGTTGTTAGTGGAGAGCGTTACCCTATATTTGATATATGAACGGTTCGGGGACGCAAGTTCGCCGTTCGAGCCGACCGCCTGCCAAGCCGACCAGTCGATGAGGTCGTCGGATGTTGAGGTTTCAATGAGCGATATCGAAGTCACGCCCGCCGTGTACTCGCTTGTTACCGATACCCGACCACTCCCCGCAAGGTTGCATTCGGCGGCAATCGTGGTAAGTTGACCGCTTTCAGGATAGAGGTTATTGGTACCCTTCCGCAGGGTGACAGCTCCCGGCTCGGTCAGTGCATCCACGTTTCCCGAAGTGTCGCCGCCGCCCCCAAGCATCGCTTGACGAAAATGCCGTATCAGGTCGTCGATGGTCAGGTCGGTGTCCGTTTCAAAGAACCACTCATCCAGGCCACCCGCATAGTAATACTGGTTTGCGTGCATCCCCATGACGATATTTGCCGTACATGATGGGTTCAGTATGCCTGTGAATGTCCGCAAGGGAGCCGTCCACACCACGCCGTCGCCACGGTTGCAAAGGGTTAACTGCGAATTCTTGCCAGTCACATTTATAATGGCGGCGAGGAAGTACCAACCGTTGTTGACCATGTTGAAGCCGGGCGTTTCTGTCTGGTCGAGGATAAGCGTCCCCGCCGAGTTGTAGAGCATCATACGCGGCCGCCCTTGGAAGAGGGAGATATAAAGAATCGGCTGGCCGGGACCTTGTCTTGTATTGAAAAGAGGGATAAAGTTTTGTCCAATCGAATGTGTCGTGGGGTTAATCCAGCCGCCCACGGCGATCCTGTTCCCAATGTTCGAGAAGAATGTGCCACCGTTTGTAGCAACAAGGTGCGTCTTTTCGGTGGTCGGGTTATTGATGTTCATACGGAAATATCGTCCGAACCTGCCATTCGGAAGAGATGCGGTCGTGCCGCTCCAGCCGGAGATGGTGAGATGCCGACCTTTGCCGGAGGAATCCGCGAGGCGAGTATCGCTGTCCGGCGTAGATTCGTTGAACCGCCAGAGTGCGGATGTTTTTTCGGTCGCGGGGATTTCGCCCGTAAAGTCTGTTTGAGAAGTTAAAATGGATTTTACCGCCACGTCCTCACCTCCATCGGCTCTTAGCCTGTATTTGCAGTTCCGTAAAAGTTGCACCGACCGCCGTGATGGTTACGGTGTTCGCTCCTTTGCGGAGTATGGGAAAATTCAACTCCTGTAATAATGGCAGCCCGTTTCGGAGCGTTTCGCCCGTGCTGTCTACCACCTTGGCGGTCACCAAACCGCTGTCGATGACGAGGGTTTCGCCGGAAGCCAGCGCGCCGACCACGCGGAGATCCTCATCGTTTGTTTTCAATGACACATAGGTCGCAGAACCTGACGGAATTATGCCTTTCAAAAGACAGACAGGGAGTGAATTCGTGTTGCCCTTGACCCTCGTGACCGTATTCGCGCCGGTTTGGGTCAGCGTAAAACCCTCGTCCGTCAAAGCATATGCGTGTGGGTCAGGGCAGACGAAGTTCAGGTCAAATGCGCCTGCTGACCGAATAAGCCGCTCGCAGTTTACGGCGTCCTGCAACCGCGCCGTGAAGTATCTGTCCGGCACATCGTCAAGCACAAGTTGTTTCAGCCCCTTGTCGGGGTCGAGCCACTCGGCAAGTCCATCCAAAACATCAACCAGAGAAGCGAGGCTGTGCCTCGGTGCGATATTGCACCGCACGGTAATGACCCGCTCCGCGCTGTCGCTCCCAAAGTCCGCCACGCCGGGCTTGCCGGGTATTTGCACAAAGGAGTTCCGCAAGGGCGGCGAAGCCTGCCAAGAGGTCAGCCGAGCCTTGACGTTCATGCCTTGTGATGATATTCCGTTGAAAATAAAGCCCACGCCAACACCTCCTCCTTATGCCGGGTTGAACCGTCCCCGCGCCCGCGAGCCGGTCTGCATCAAGTTATACAGTTCCTGTGAAATCCTGCGGATGTCGTCCTCGCTGCGGACAATCATCTGTTGTATGGTGATAAGCGCAGGCACGCCTGACACCGCCAAGCCGCCATGACCGCCAGTTACATCACCCGCGTTCACGCCGGGCGTATCGAAAGCGGTGGGGATAGCGTTTTGCATATCTTTGGCGACTTCATCCATCGCCCGCTCGAAGCCCACGCCGATGCCCTGACCCATGTTCTCGCCAAGTCCGGCGAATAAGGTGGACGGGGACTTGATGCCAAAAAAGTTCTTGATGCCGTCAACTATGCCGCCGAAAAAGCCGGATATTTTACCCCGAATCCAGTCTGAGACATTGGAAATGCCCTGCCACAGCCCCTTGATGAGATCGCTGCCGACCTGTATCATTTTCCCAATGTTACCCGTGAAGGCCTTTACGATGGCGGTAATAATCTGGGGGATCGCTTTCACGATTTCCACGATAATGGTTGGGAGGTTCTTAATCAGGGATACAAATAGCTGTATGCCCGCTTGGATGATTTGTGGAATACTCCCGACAATCGCTGTTATGAGCGATGTGATAATCTGTGGTATCGCCACTACGACCGTGGTGATGATTTGCGGCAGATTTTGAATCAGCGACACCAACAACTTGATTCCCGCATCAATCAGCTGTGGTATAGAGCCGAGTATCGCTGTAATCAGTCCTTCAATAATCTGTGGAATCGCTGCCACAATCGCCGTGATGATTTCGGGCAGCGCTTCAACAAGCGAAACCAGAAGCTGAATCCCTGCGTCGATGATTTGCGGAATCGCCCCAATGATGAAATCCACGATGCCGAGGATGATGGCGGGCAGAGCCACTATCAACCGGGGCAGCGCGTCCAAGATGCCCTCTGTCAGTCCGAGAACCAGTTGCAAGGCGGCGTTCAATATCATAGGCAGACTGTTTACCAAGCCTTGAACTATGGTGGTGACGGCGTTGACCGCCGCTGGTATCAGTTGAGGGAGTGCGTCGGCTATGCCTGTCACGAGGGCGGTTACCAATTGCACCGCCGCATCAATGAGCAGAGGAAGGTTATCTATCAAAGCACCGACTATCGTCATGACGGCATCCACTGCTGCAGGAATCAACTCCGGCAAAAGCGAGAGGATTGTGTTCAGCACCTGCGTAAAGATATTCACGACCACGTCCAATAACATCGGAAGCAAATCACCGACTGCCGACAGTATAGCGTCGGTCGCCTGCGGCAGAGCTTTCACGATGTTTTCCAAGACAGGCACGATGTTCTGCACTACCGCTTGAAAAGCGTCAACGAGGTTCTCGGTGAGGTTCGTCATATCGGCGTTGGCGTTGCCAAGACCTGCCACAAACGAATCAGTGGCGGCTGTGAGCAGACCGAGCGCACCGGTGACGGTTTCGGTGGATTCCTTTGCGAAGTTGCCCGCGTACTGCTCGGTGTTCTCAAAAAACATCTGCATGGCGACTTCGGCTTTTTCCGCTTGGGTGGCAGAACTCCAAACAAAATCAAGACCTTTTGAGAGGGCATAGGCTTCGATGTTGGTGGCGTTCATGGCGACACCGAGGTTATCCATCATGGTAAAGTTGCTTTTTGCCGCGCCAGCTACGGAGTCGAGCGCTTGCTGCATATCAATTCCCATGACCGAAGCCATGTCAGCCGCACGTTGCATCGCCTTTTCGGTTAGTTCAGCCGATTTTTGCACATCCAAGCCTGAACCTTGAAACAAAGCGCCCATTTTGTTGGCGGTGGCAAGATATTGACTTTGCGACACACCCATATTTTTGTAGGCTTCTTCGCCGATTTTTTGCATATTGCCGGCGTATTTTTGAAAGACGGCCTCGGAGCCGCCAAGGTTCTGCTCCAGTTCGCCGAACTGCTGCACGACTTCTTTGCCGAGTTTAATGGCGGCAGCTCCGGCGGCGACAGCCACCGCACCCATTGCCATACCGATGCCCTTGAGGATGCCGCCCAGTTTATCGAATTTGTCGCCGCTTTTTTCCGCGCTGTCACCCGCATCCTCCAGCTCTTCGCCGAGGTCGTCGGCTTCCTCCGCTGATTCCTCCAGTTCGCGCTCCATGTTGTTGAGTTCCGCGTTGGCGTTGTTCAGGGCAATCTGCCAGTTTTGGGTGCGGCTGTCGTTTTCGCCAAAGCTGTCGGAGGCGTTTTTTAGTGCTGCTTCGAGTGTAGAGATTTTGTCCTTCTGGGCGTCGATTGCCTTGTTGAGGACTTCGTTACGGGCGGCTGTGGCCGCTATGGATTTATCCTGCTTATCGAATTCACTCGACACCAGCTTCATTTCCGAGCCAAGGACTTTAAACGACTGGTTTATATCACGCAGGGCGTTCTTAAATTCCTTCTCGCCCTCGATACCTATTTTCAGTCCAAAATTGTCAGCCACCTAAAACACCTCCTTCCGCAAAAAAAATCAGATGCCATCGGGGATGACATCCTCAATAAACAGTTCACGCTTCGGCTTTGTCATCCCAAGGAACTGACGGTGACATTCCCACAAATCCAATAATTGACCAATAGGTGTGAGCCACGTTTCCTCCTCGGAGCGGTTCAGATGAACCATACCGTAATACAAAAGTCGGGTAAACAACTCATCGTCGCTTACCCGACCTCGGCGTTTTTTGACACGCCGCCCTCGCTTTCAATATTGCGGTTCGTACCCTTGAACATCGCCTCGGTGATTGCCGTCTTATATGCCGCCAGTTCAAGGGGCGAAGTGAGCAGTTCCACCTCTTCCGCGGTTAGCAGTTCTTTCGGTTTTTCCTTGTTCCGAAGGTTGTGGATGAGGATGGGCTGATTAGCAAGGAGGGTAATTAACCAAATAATCTCGTCCAGAGCCATCTCGAAGTTCTCCGATTTCATCAGCTTCTCACCCAAATTTTCAAGCCCGCCGTAGCGTTTGGCGATTTCCTTGGTGGCACGGGTGGTAAGCTGCAACTCGAAATCCCCGTCGCCGATGCGGATTACCGCGCTTCTTTCGTTATCCATATGTCAGCCCTCCTAAACGATACCAAACTCAGGTTCATACACCTGCGTATACCATCCGCTGATTACACCGGACACCACATCCGTATCGTCTTCGTTGACTTCTGCTTTCCACGGATGGCGGTCGTTGCCGTCCGGTTTATTGCGGCGGGAGACCGTGCCTTCAATGCTCGGCGTGGAAAAGGTGATGCTGTCGCCTTTGGTGGCGAGGTTAGTGGACGGTACGCCAAACTTCACGCGGTACAACCAGAAATAGCGGTACTTGCCGTTTGCCTTCTTCGCCCGAAATCCGATAGCCACAGGGTCGCCGCCATCCTCCGAAGCCGAGATAAGGACGCCGTTTTCGTCCGTGATCGCTCCCGTCAGTTTGGCGGCGACGGTTTTCCCGATGTCGTCCACGCCAAGGGTCAGTTTACCGTTTTTGAATTCCTTGATGATTTCGGCGGCGCCGTCATCCGCCCAGAGCGTCGCTTCAGCGAGTTCAATGGAAAGTTCAGCCGAGATAGCCTTCGCCAGCATGACCGGCGAGCCGTAGGTTTCGTGACCCGTGGTCGGCGCTTCGGTGATTGGTGCGTAGTAGAGTTTATCAAGTCCGATAGTAGCCATATTAATTTTCCTCCGTTTCATATTCTTTTGCCGCATCTAAAGCGAAGTGGTGGTAGCCGGTATCGTCCTCGTGACCAATATACCGGCGGTCTGTTATGGTGAACGCCGCCCCAAGCAGGGCGGCGGTAATCTGATACTTCCGTTTGATGTAATTGCCCTTTGAAAACAGGGATATGCGCACCTCGGACACATCGATGAGCGGCGTGTTGTCGCCGAACAAGGCGAAGGTGTCCGTCATCGGCGTGAGGACAAGATACTCGTCGGGCGCAACGCTGCTGAATATGCCCGTTTCCACAGGCAGAATGGAAGAGAGCAGCGTGTTCAGTTCTTGTAAAATGCTCATATGTGCTCAACCTCCTGCTCGAATTTCTCTTTCATCGCTTCAACAGCGGCGTTTTTCGACTGGGTTCGGGCGGGCTTCATAAAAGGCTTCGCCGGTCGCCCATGTCGCCCGTATTCGATGATGTTTGCGATTTTGGCATTAGAGTCGCCTTTACCGCGCCGGGGTTCGGCGAAACCGACCTTAACGTCCCAGCCGGAGCCGTCCCGCTTTTGCCGTGCTTTCGACAGGCCGAGGGAGTTTTCCAACTCGCCTGTGGAGCGGCTCTTTACTTTCGTGCCCCGCCCGACCACGGAGGAGAGGTTGCTTTTCGCCTTGGCAAGCACGACTTCGCCGCCCGCTTCCAGCACCTTGGGGATGATTTCATCCGTCTTGTCGCCAAGGCGGGAGAGCCGTTCTTCAAAGTCGGTGGGGAGTGTTAATTCAACTTTTGCCATCACTTCACGCTCCTTTTGAGTTTCTCGCAAAGGCACTCGATATACATTCCGCGACCTTTGACATCCTCCGCAGAAATAATGCGGTATCTGCCTGTGTCGCAGGTGATGATAAGTGTCGTGTCAACGGCAAGCCCCGGCAATTTGCGGAAGCGGAACAGGGCGGTTGCTTCGGAAAACGCCGCCATGTTTGCCCAACGCTCCGTACCGTGTTTTTCCTCTTTATATGCACGGACGGAAGCAAGTACGGTGTCGCCCTTTTTGACAAAACCCTCGACATCCTTGGTCGGGGAAGTGGTGACGATGTTTACAAACGTGTTCATTTTCCCGAATGCCATAAGGCGGACACCTCCGAATTTTTTCCTAAACATATAGACAACTGATTTCAGATATGTTATTATACATAAGTAAAACAACTTAACACAAAAGGAGTGTCCATTATGTTAGCTACCTATAACGATTTCATCACTCAAAACCCAAACTGCCGCAAGTTCGAAAACGACGACGATATGCAGAATATTTTTGGTTTCCTCTCGCAGGACTTCATCATCGTTCAGATGATAGACGCGAGCGAAGCAGGTAAACCTGCTCTTGCACCTGTTGCCGTCAATGTCGAGCATTTTTTCGCCGACCCAAACAAGTCGCATGATAATTCTCTGGACGACAACTTTACCAAGCAAGCAGTAGGGCTGATGATTAAGACCATACTTGAGCCTTTCGGGTACACAGTGTGGAAACAGAAAGACTTACCTAAAAGCATCAACGCAACTAAGTTTCAGTCTGCCTCAACGTACCGCTTTGACGTGCTTGCTCCAAGGAGCATGAAAATCGTCAAGCGAGTTGAGGAAATAATTCCATCCTCTGAAAGCGAGGGGTAATATGACTAAAGAACAAGAATTGCTGGCGTTTCTCCATCAACACGTTTTTGACCCTGTCCTGAATTCTCCTACTGCTTCCAAAGAACTCAAAAGCGGTGTGAATCTTACGATTACCCGAATGAGCCAACGTGATGCCGCCGGGATGGTACAGTATTTTTGGTCGGCGGTCATTGGCACGGAGCGTAGTATCGGTTTTGCACACCGTATGCGTGAAGAAGGATTTGCACGATTTGAGGAAGTCCTTGAAGAGTTTCGTATACGCTTTAACGATGCTTGGCTTCGTTCGTGACGGTCAAACCCCCCACAATCTGTCAAGGCGCAATAGGGTGTTGACCGTGTTCCAAACCTGCTGACCCGCCTGAACGCTGTCGGCGAAAAAGCCAGCCGTCGAGCCATCCCTGCTTTCGTAGAAATGGCTCGACAGCATGATGATCGCCTGCTCGGTGGTTGGAGGCATAGGGTTCTCTGTATAAAAACCCTCCGAGATATGCTGATAGCTTTCGGCATAGCTCACGGCGGCGGTGATGAGCCGCAGGAGCAGACCGTCATCCTCGCCGTGTGCAAGTATCAGGTTTTCTTTGACTTTTGGCAATAATTCCATTGGCGTCATCGCCGCCCACCTCCCACTACGAACCCATCTGAAGAAGCTGTATGCCCTCAGATAGGATGACTTTCCCATCCACGCGCTCGGTGGCGATGAAGCCTACCTGACCGTTTCCGGCGTAAAGTTCATTGAGCCTTTGCACCGTTCTTCCCAAGCGGTCGGCAATCCAGTAGTTGGAGAAGTCGCCGAAAGCTATAGGCAGAGCCGAAGCCGCCGCAGCAGGCGCGTAAGGGGAAGTGTAAATGGGATAGCCAAGAAGCCTGTCGGGCTGACCCGCCTGTACGGAGGGCTGCCAGAGATAAGCGCCGTTGCTATCCTTCAGTTTCCTGAGCGTGGACACTGTCACGTCTTTCATGAGGAATACGGCATTTCTGCGGTACGGGCTTTTCAGAGCGTAAATGAGGTCGATGATGTTGTCGACGGTGATTGCCGTAGCAGAACCCGCCGTCACACCGACCGTGCCGCCGCTTGCGGTAAAAATCCCTGTAGGCTGACCCGTGCCGGTGCCGACACAGAATGCTTCTTCCTCGGCGACGCCGAACGCTCTGGCGAACTCAGCCGCGATGTAGCTTTCGAGGTCGAACATGGAATCCTGCAACAACTCGGTGCTGACTTTCACAAGATCGGTCAGCTTGAAAGCATCGATCGTCTTCTGTGCGAAGGTTGGGTTGCTTTCAGTGTAAGCGGCGTTCTCGGCAGTCCACTGTGCGGTGGAGTGTGTTGTGGCAATGGGGATTTTACGCTCCGCCGAGGTCGTGATGGTCTTGGCTATGGAGCGGATGACGTTGGCTTCCCGAAGCCCCATGATAATCTGCCGCTCGAATTCCATCGGCACGAGATAGCCGCCGTCGGTGTCGGGGGACGTGCTCAAAACGTTGTTAACGGGTAGTTTCCCACGCAGGATATTGCCGAAGTCCGCCTTGTACTCATTGGTAGCCCTGCCTGTCTTGGCTTCGGTGGACTTGGTCGGCGCACCCAAAATGGGAGCGGATGTCGGCTTGCCCATCTCAAGGTCATAGGCCGACTGGCGTTCCAGACGCTCGATTTCCTTGCCGAGGGCGACCATGTCGGCTTCCATTTTGTCGTATTCTGCTGCGGCTTCAGCGGGGACAAGCCCGTCCGCGCCGCGCTTCTGGTTGAGGAACTCCTTGGCGGTGTTCCAGATTTTGTTGCGTTTTTCGCGTAGTTCAAGGATTTTACTCATTGTCAGATACCTCCGTTTTTTTAATGTAGAATGAGATTGAGCCGCTTTTCGAGTGACTGGGCGGGTACGCCTTGTGGCTGTTCGGGTTTCGGTTGTTCTTTGGGCTTGACCTTGTCAAGCAGGGAGTTGGTGACCGCTCGCCTTGAAAAGGCATAGGTTTCGCTAGGCTTTGTGCGCTTGCCATCTTCCAGTACGCCGTCTGCGAAGCCAAGTTCCATTGCCTTGTTCGCATTCATCCACGTTTCAGCGTCCATCCAGTGGGAGATTTTCACGCGGCTCTGGTTCGTCTTGATTTGATAGGCGTTGATGATGCTCTCCTTGACTTCGGCGAGCATATCTATCGTTTTCTGCATTTCCACGCTGTCGCCGATGGCGATTGTCAGCGGGTTATGCACCATCATCAGGGCGGTGGGAGCCATGAGAACTTTCGTCCCCGCCATCGCCACGACACTTGCCGCCGAAGCCGCGATGCCGTCAATCTTGACCGTGACGTTGTGCGGATAGTCCATCAGCATGGAGTAGATTTGGCTTGCCGCTATGCAGTCGCCGCCGGGTGAGTTGAGCCAGATGGTGATGTCACCCTTGTCTGAGAACAGTTCCGACTTGAACATTGCCGGAGTGATTTCGTCGCCCCACCAAGTGTCCTCGGAAATGACCCCGTCGAGGTAGAGGGTGCGTTCGCCTGTGGGTTCGTCTCGCACCCAGCTCCAGAACCGGCGAGCCGCCGGGGGCGATTTGCGCTCTGATTGTTCTGCTTTTTTCGGGTTTTGCGCCCGCGTCTGATTGTTCATTAGCTTGTGTCCTCCGTTTCTTTCGATTTGTATGCCGCGCCGATGTCGGCCAGCTTTACCATGTTGCCGTTGACAAAGTGTAGTTCTCCGCCTTCCTCGGCGGTCAGCAGGTTCATGTCCTCCAAGCCGCGTACGTCGTTTACCGACATAAAGCCGTTTTGAATGCCTGTCGAATAGCCTTGCATACGGCTTTGGTAGTCACCGCGAAGCAGCCCGTCGAGGTTAAACTTGATAAAGATCGTCGCCTTTTCCGATGGCAAGATGAGAGCCTGCTGTAAAGACTGCTCCCATCTGACCACCCACGGGTCGAGGGTGTATTTGACGAACTCCAAGGACTGCTGCTCGATGTTGGAGAAGCTGCTCTTTTCGAGGTCGCCGACCATGTGTGGCGGCACGCGGAATATCCTCGCTATTTCGTTGATCTGGAACTTCCGTGTTTCGAGGAACTGCGCCTGTTCGGGCGGTATGGACATCTGGTGGAATTTGAGACCTTCCTCCAGCACAGCTATCTTGTGGGCGTTCGCTCCCGAAAACTGCGACTGCCAAGATTCACGAAGCCTGTCGCGGTCTTTCACCACGCCGGGATGTTCCAATACGCCACCGGGGTTTGCTCCGTTGGCGAAGAAGGCCGCGCCGTATTCCTCGGTGGCGAGCGCCATGCCGATGGAGTTCTTGGCCATCGCTATCGGTGAGTAGCCGATTAAGCCGTCGAAGCCTAAACCGGGGATGTGCAGGAGATTCTCACGCTGCAGCTTGACCTGACCTTTGTCGCTTTGGTAGATGTAAGTCAGTTCGCCGCTGTTATTGCGGTCGACCGACATCCTGTCCGGCAGTAGTGGGTAGAGTGCGATGGGGAAACCCCTGCCGTCTCTGATAATCTGCGCATAGGCGTTGCCCCACAGGAGTAGGTGGCTCATAAGCGTTTCTCGAAACACGAACGAAGTCATCTCCCGGTTAGGCTCATCATGGAGCAGTCGGTAGAGGGGATGCCGCGGCTTTGTGGACTTACTTCCGTTAGTTGTACGCTCGTAAACGTGGAGAGGAAGCCCCGCCACCGATTCGGCAAGGATGCGGACGCAGGCGTAGACCGCCGAGGTCTGCATCGCCGTCCGCTCATTGACCGCCTTGCCGCTGGTCGTACCGCCGAACAGGAAACTCCAACCGCCGCCAATCCTATTTGCGGGCTTATCTCGCGAGCGGAAAAGCCCTGTAAATATGCTCATATAAACAACAACCCCCTTTCGTCATAGACGCTGCCGTCGATACCGCCACCGAGAGTCGCTCTCGCAAGCCCCATAATCAGGGCAACCGCACCGTCTATTTTCTCCGTGGATTTCTTCTTATTGGGCTTGATGTTGCCCGCCGCATCTTGGTCGACGATGACATTACCCATATTCCAGTCAAGGACGGGGTGCTTGCCATGCCGGATTTTGCCTTCCATCACGAACTGGTAAAAGTCTTTTGAGGTCGGGGACATGGAAATGAAGCCCTGACCAAAAGGGAACACCGTGAATCCATGCTCCGCGCCCAGTTCTTCAAGGTCGCGGCGTATCTTCTCTGCGCCATAGCGGTCGTAGGCAATTTCCCGAATCCTGAAACGCTTGGACAGCTTGGCGATGAACGATACGATGTAGTCGTAGTCCACCACATTGCCCTCGGTGGTGTTGAACACGCCCGCCTTTTTCCATACGGCGTAAGGGACGTGGTCGCGCCGCGTCCGTAAGTCGATAACATCCTCCGGCAGCCAGTAGAACGGCATCACCGTGTACTTGGTATCGCCGTCGACCGGCGGGAACACCAGCACCAGAGCCGTAAGGTCGCCCGTACTGGAAAGGTCGAGACCGCAACAGCAATCCCGACCCTCGTATTCGTCAAAGTAAATTTCCTCGCCGCAGGCATCCCATTTATCCATAGGCATCCAGCGGATATCGGCGTTGCACCACTCGTTGAGACGAAATTGTCGGAAGTGCATCTCCTCGGCGGGATTCTGCTTCGCCTGTTCGTAGGAGGCTTGCACCGTTTCAAATGGAATCGTCACGCCGATGGAGGGGTTGACCCGCCGCCAGACGGATTCGTCGTTCCAATCGTCGTCCTCATCAATGCCGAATACGGCGGGATAGAAACTGGGGTCTGTTTTTGAGCCGGCCAGAACCGCTTTTGCTTTTTGGTGGATTTCATAGCAGATGCTCGTTTTGTCCCTGCCCGCCGTGGTGATGAGGAAGTAGAGGGGCTGCCGTCTGGCATCACCAGTGTACTTAGTCATGGTATCGAATAACTCGCGGGTCTGCTGGGCGAAGAGTTCATCGAATATAAGTCCTGACACATTGAAGCCCTGTTTGGATTTGGTTTCCGAGGACAATACCCTGTAGAAGCTGTTGGTGTGCGGGAAAATAATCCGCTTGGTGGACGGCACGAGTTTTGACAGCTTTGCTAAATCGCCGCATTGCTCGACCATCGCCTTGGCGGTATTGAAAACGATGCTCGCTTGATTGATGTCAGCAGCACAGGAGTAGACCTCCGCGCCCGCTTCGCCGTCGGCGAACAGGAGGTAGAGGGCGATTGCCGCAGCCAGTTCGGACTTGCCGTTTTTCTTGCCGACCTCGACATACGCCGTGCGGAACTGCCTATAACCGTCCTCTCCGACGATGCCGAAAATATCCCTGATAATCTGCTCCTGCCACGGTATCAGCCGGAACGGCTTTCCGTACCACTCGCCTGTGGTGTGCTTGAGCATGGATATAAAGCCCACCGCGTAGTCCGCTCGCCGCTCGTCGTATCGGCTGCTCGCGAGCATCAGCGGCGTGGGTTTGTATTTGAATTCGGGCATCGCCATCCTCCTTCCGCACAAAATAAAAGACCTCCGAAGAAGTCCTCAAAATCTATCTGTACGAGAGACAGCCCCTTATGGGGTAGCTGTCCTCGGTTGTTTCCGTGGTTAGTTGTACTTCTGCATGATAATAGCGTAGACCGCCTTTGCCTCGTCAATGGGTTCAACATCCCAACCCCTGTCGTAGGTGCAGAGGTCACGGGTTTCTCCGACCTTGCGGTAAGGTCAGTTTGCTGACCTTACCGCCGTCTATACCGAACTGGGAGCCTTCTTCAAAATGTTTGACCCAGTACTTGTATTTGCCGCCCGTCGTCGGGCAGGCGATAATGCCTTCACTCCACATTGTCCAGTTCCCCCGTCAAAATTAGAGTTGAATACCGCTTGGTATCCATGAAAATGAGATCCGCCAATTCGGTGAAGCCCAGTTTAATCGCAATATCGAATGCCATCTTCGTGTCGAACATATTCGTGCGTCCTGTTGCCGCCACTTTTTGGCATTGCTCTTTTATGACCTCTGCTTTGGACAGCAACCTGATTTCATCCTCACCAAAAACTACGCCAAGGTGCGAACCGCTGTCCCAGATAATGAAAACCGTGCCTGTATCGTCCACGAAGTCTACCGTGCCGAGATCACCGGGCTTCAGATTGGTGTATGGGTCGGTCATCGCCACCAGTTCCACCCGAGTACCTTTGTTGTACCTTGCCCTCCGCGCTTCAAGAGCTACCTTTGAAATGAAGTTACTCACTGTCCGTCACCTCCGTTTTCTTGCCGTTTTTCCAGCTTGAGTTGCCCTCAAGCCTTGAAAGCAGTATCTTCCGAGACGCTTTGTACTCGTCTCCGATGAAGCCGAGGGAGAGTAGGAAGCACCGCAGGGCGTATTTGGGATTGTCAATGCCATTATTTCCCTTCGCCGTGACACGCTTCTTTTCAATCGCTGTCTTGCAGAGCAGGCTGATCAGCGTGGCGTAGGCTTCCGTGTGTTCCGCGTCAATCGTTCCTCTAAACCAAGGGAACCGGAGCGTATCTGCGGTCTGCTTAATCGGAAGGTCGTCCGTGCCGAGTGCCGCCTTGAGAAGCGGGGCTTTGGCGTTTACCAGTTTGGCGAGGTTGTCAAGTTTCTCAGGCGTGAAGCCGTCAAGGGGAATTTCGATGGTCAGGCGGTCGGTTCGAGGCGTAATCTCCACCGAGCGAATTGTGTTGTAATCCTCGTCCAGTTCGAAGAGTTCAAGCAAGACCACTTCGCCCTCGCAAAACTCGTAAGCCTGCCGAAGGGCATCCTCGTCATTCTCCGCGCCGAAGACCTCCATGCGGTCGGGACAGTCGGGGTCGCTGAGTTCCGCTTGGTAGGTGTAGCTTTCGAAAACTTCGCTTGCTTGCATTCCGTTTTCGCCGACGCGGTCGCGGTGTTCCTGTCCAAGCCCCAGTTCCTCGCGTTCGGTGAGGTTCAAGTCGCCGACTGTCGGGGCTTCGTTGGTTGCGGCGGTCGGCGTGTCGTACTCCTCACTGACTGCCTTGAAACTGTGCAATCCGCAAAGGTCTGCAACCAGCTCGCGGTTGTCCTCGCCCGTGACCGTCCCGTTCTTGTCGATGTGGCAGCTGCCGACCTCGTAGGCGAATGTCGGGGCTCCGAGGTACTTAGTCGGGGAATTCAGTTCTTGGCTGATTGCCGCCACCAGTGATTTGCGCTCCGGGCCTGTTACGTTGTAAGAAAGTTTCATGTTCGTTTCCTCCGTTTTCCTTGATTTTGCGGGCTTTGTTGTCCCCCGCGCATTACATATATCACTCTAAACGCCCTAAACAGCAAGCGCCTATGTGATAATAAATGTACCGAATATCAAGGAAAAACAGCCCTTTACCCTTGTGTGTATGACACAATCCCGCCGAGGACGAATACCACGCACGGTAAAGCCACACCGTTGCCCCACATCTTGTATTCGGCGGCATCAGAGTGCGGATCCTTGAGCCACTTCAAAATCTGGTTACGGCTCTTTGGTTTCGTAGATGTACCCATAATATGACGGTGGGCTTCCCAGACCTCCGACCAAAAAGCGATATCCTCATCGGTTGGCTCGGTTGTTCCAAGCCCCGCACACCAATCGGGCGGGAAGCCTTGAAGCAAGGCGCACTCGGTCGGGGTGAGCCTGCGGACGACATATCGGTTTTCGATGATTACACTTTCCGAGCCGCCACCGTTTGTGCCGCCGCTCTGCTTGAGCGTTCCCGCCGTATCGCTTTCACGGTAGCCGCTGTGCTGATAATTCTCGACTGCAACTCGCTCCACGACCGCTTTGCCTTCCTCAATCTGTTGTTGCTGGGGGAACTTATAATCCGAAGCGCAGAGCGCGCCGACCTTGTCTTGGTAGCAGACTGAGTGCCGCTCCACGGAATTGAGCGTGAAGGAGACCTCACCACCGTAGCCGTCTCCGCGATGGGAGGGGCGCAAGCCGTTGCCTTCAACGGCTACAATCGCCATGCCGCCGGCGTTCTTGTTTGGGTCGGGGATGGAGGTATCAAGCGTTCTTGCGGTTTCGGCTTCATATATCCCGCTGTTTGGGTTTGCCGATTTCATGCTGTTAGACGACTGTGAGCAGATGCCGTATACAGTCATCGGTACGGAGTTGCCGCCTGCTTCGCTGCGGAGCGTCGGAGATGTTTCCTCGGAATAGGCGATGCTCCGAGCCTTCGAGCCTTGACCACCCATAAAAGCGGCGGGTTCAAAGACGCACTGTGTTCCTTTATAATCCGTACTGGTGAGGGTGTTTGCCACATCCTCGCCAACCGTCAAGGCATACTGCCTTTCGTTCATCACAAGCGGGACATTGCCGCCGCCGGTTCCCATGCGTTCCGTGAGGGTTTGCACCGTTCCGCTTTCGTCGATTTTTATTCTTGAATCGGTGGGATGGTTTTCTATCGCTACCGCCAGTTGATTGTCGCCCATGTCGGCACGGAGTGCGCCGGTGGGTTCGCCTTGCCAGCAATGACCGCCGACCCTCGACGCCGCGCCCGGCTCGAACACGATGGGTTGATGCCCGTGTTCCTGTGAGCGAAGCGTACCCGTTATATTTTCGGTAACGTCCATAAAGCTACCGCCTTGGTCGTTCAGGACACTGACTGGGCTTCCAGAGCCAGCCGCAAGACCCTCGGCAGTTGTTTGCCACGGGAAGCCGCTCTGCGGAGGATTCCCTGACAGGCGCGATTCGTCAAATAGTATTTTCCCGGCACGTTCACCTGTAAAATCGACGACAATGTAACAACGGCGGCGTCTCTGGGCGACTCCCCAAAATTGAGCGTCAAGCGTTCGCCAGCCGACTGAGAAACCGTCTCCCACAATCTCGCCCGATGTTGACCATTTGCCATTTTCAGGCAAAGGTACAGACAGGGCTTTATCTTTGATTTGGATGAGTTCATTGAGTACCTCCTGAAAATCGACACCGCCGGCCGAACTGTACATACCCGGCACGTTCTCTAAAACTGCGAACTTCGGGTATTCGTTACTGGTAGCGGCGAGCATTTCTTTAATAATTCGCGGTATCTGATAAAACAAACCCGACCTCTCACCTTGAAGCCCGGCGCGTTTGCCCGCCACGGACAAATCCTGACAGCAAAATCCCGCCGTGATGATGTCCACAGGCGGGATGAGGGAGCCGTCTATTTTGTTGATGTCGCCGAGATGCCGCATTTCAGGTATTCGCTTCGTGGTCACCCTGATAGGAAACGGCTCCACTTCCGAAGCCCAGAGCGGTTCGATGCCTGTTAAAATAGCTCCGAGCGGAAAGCCGCCGGAGCCGTCGAAGAGCGAGCCGAGCGTCATTTTCCTATCCACGGTCAGCCACCTCCTTCACCAAGTCGGCGTAGGCGATGGTCTTGCCGTCACGTTCGCAGGTGATGTCCTCGCCGCCGTTGCCTTTGAATTCGGCATAGCGGCGCAGGATGACCGATGCGTATTTCACGTCCAGTTCGAGCATATTACAGATTCGGTCGGCTTGCTCACAGGCGATGAGCGTCGAGCCGCTGCCGCCGAAGGTGTCCAGTACGATGCCGTTCGCCTGACTGCTGTTCCTTATAGGGTAAGCGAGCAGGTCAAGGGGCTTACTGGTAGGGTGGTCACCGTTACGCTTGGGTTTGGCGAAGTTCCATATAGTGGCTTCGGCTCGCCCCGCATACCATTTATGTGACCCCGTTTTCAGCCAGCCGTAGAGGATAGGCTCGTGCTGCCACTGGTATGGTGAGCGTCCCATGACAAAACTGTCCTTGACCCAGATACACGTTCCCGAAAGGTGGAATCCCGCTTTGCGGAAAGCCCTGCGGAAGTTCTCGCCCTCGGTGTCGGCGTGGAAGATATACGCCGAGCCGCCGCCTACGAGATTTTCGGCAAGGTTGCGGAAAGACGAGAGCAGGAAGTTATAGAACTGCTCGGCTTTCATGCTGTCGTTCTTGATTTTAAGCCCGCTTGCCGACTCGAATCCGACGTTGTACGGCGGGTCGGTGAGGACGAGATTTGCCTTGCGTCCATCCATCAGCCTCTTCACCGTATCGGCATCGGTGGCGTCGCCGCAGATAAGCCGGTGCCGACCGAGCGTCCACAAATCGCCGGGCAAAACAAAAGCCGCCTGTTCAAGGGCGGCTGTGAGATCAAACCCATCGTCCTCCACGTCATTGCCGTCAGCGGCAAACAGCTTCTCTATTTCCTTAGCGTCGAAGCCCGTCAGTTCGAGGTCGAAGCCGAGGTTTTTCAAGTCGGCGAATTCCAAGGCGAGTAGTTCCTCGTCCCAGCCCGCACTAAGAGCGAGCCGGTTGTCGGCGAGGATATATGCCCGTTTTTGGGCTTCGGTCAAATGTTCCACGAACACACAGGGGATTTCCGTCAAGCCCTCGGCTTTCGCCGCCAAGACCCGCCCGTGACCCGCGATGATGTTGTAATCGCTGTCAATCAGGCAAGGGGTAACGAAACCGAACTCCCGTAGACTTGAGCGAAGCTGTAGTATTTGCTCTTTGGAGTGAGTCCGGGCATTACGAGCGTAGCCAACAAGTTTATCAATATCGACCGATTCCATTCTTTCAGTCATTTTCACCCCATCACCCCCAGCATCTCGTTTGTTCTGGCAAATTCGTCGTGATATAAAACAGCCGCCCAGTCATAGGCGGCTGCGGCTTCTTGCGGTGTATTAAATCGTCCGATGAGTATTCGTTCCCCCGGATGTGGCGATATCCGAGCGACATATTTGTTTTCACTTACCCGGAAGGTCACGCCTTTGTAGCCGGTGAGATTGTCGCTCCGTATTGGGCGGTTTCTCGAATTCCCAAGCGGAGTACACAATCGAAGATTTTCTCTGCGATTGTCCAA